GTCGCGCGGGTACATGCACTTGTATTCCCCCGCCGGGTTGCTCCTCGACGCCTCGTCCGCGCCGACGTGGAGCACGAACATGTCGCCCACCGGTATCGGCCCCGGGTCGCCACCGGGCGCGTAGTCCTCGCCGGCCCGGACGTGGCTCGCGCGCGGCTTGTCGGGGATGCCGCTATGCACCCACGTCTTCTTGAGCCCCGGGAGCACGCGGTCATGCTGCGCCATGCGCGCCTGATTCGCTATCGAGAACACGCGATTAGCCTCGGTGCGGTAGATTGTATTCCCGGTAAACACTCCGTCCGTGGTATAGTAACCGCAGTCGGTTTCGAGGTTGAAAACGTGGCCAGACCACCCAGGAATCCATACAAGCGCGACGACGCGATCCGCCTCTACCGCACCGGCCTCTCGTCGTGGGAGGTCGCAGCGATGCTCGGGATCAGTCAAACGGTGGTCAGTCGTATCGCCAGACAAGCAGGAATAACCAGACGTAAGTGTACCGACGCTATCCCCCTCCCGGTCAGCGACATCGTCGATTGGTATAGTCGTGGAATGGCCCCCGGCAAGATCGCCAGCATCCACGGGGTGTCCGTAACAACCATCGTCGATCGTCTGAACGCGGCTGGGCAAGAGCTTCGCTCGCGCTCGGACGCGTATCGCCTTATCGACCGGCAGAAGAGCGCGGCACTCGGCGCAGAAACGAAATGTCGCCGGGTCGGCATTGGCGAGGATTCTCTCCATGCGTGGCTCATCGAGCGTGGCGAATGCGCCGAACGTCAGCGGCCTGTCGGGACGAAGAATATCGACCTCGCGCTCTTGCCCGTCGCCGTGGAAGTCATCCTTGCTAGTCCGCGCCTTGTCGTGACGCCCGCTGAGCGCGAGCGTATCGAATATCTCTCGCAGCGTGGCTGGCGCATGTTCTATGTCGCCATCTCGAAACGGACCCATGTCCTGCTTCCTGGCGTCGCAGATCAGATCGTCCGCTTCGTTCAGCAGGCCCGCTGCTATCCATCCTCGCCTGGTGAGCATAGGGTGATTCGGGGTTGCGGTGAACTCGCGGCCCTGCGCCGTACGGATCGCGATCGCTGGACCTTTATACCGCCGTCTAAAGACTGCCCGCACCACAGCACCAGTTACGAGCGCGTCCCCAGATAGACATTCGGCCCGCGTCGCCACGTCTCCCCACACGCCCGGCGCCGGGGTGCCGTCGTCGTTAAGGAGCTTCGCCCCCATGCGCTTCAGAATGTCGCCGGTGCTCTGGCCCGAGAGTTGCCCTAGGCGAAGCTCGCTCGTGACCTTGCTGATGGCCTCGCGGCTCAGGTTAGTGATGAGGTCGGCGCTGAAGTCCTTCCACACCGCGACGCGCACCGGGTCGAGCGGCATTCTGATGCGCTCAGCCTCGCCGCCGAACTTCGTGAGCAGGTCGTCCGCGGCCTCGGCGCCGTCGCGCCAGCGCTTGTCCTGGTAGCGGCCCACGTCCTGCCCGAGCGCCTTGGCGAGGTCCGTCATGGTGCGCTCGATGCGGCGCTGCACCTGGTCGAAGTGGTACTGGTCGAAGTCGGTACGCCGCACGATGTCAGCCACCTCGCGGCGCGCGTCGTTGAGCGTCGTCATGAGGCCGCGCAGCGTTGACTCGTCCAGCCGCTCGGCGTCGCGGATGAGCTTGTCGAGTTCGCGGGCGTAGCGGGCGCGCTGTTGGTCGCGGCGGCCGGCCGTTACCTGGACGCGGACGCGGGCACTCGGGGACGATAGGAGATTCGAGGCGATGGACCTTGACGGCTGGCGGAATGCGGAGCGGGAGAGCAGGAAGGCTATCGCGCTCATGCGGCTGGTCCGGCCGGCGTCACGACATCCCCCGCCTCCGCCCGCCGCATCTCGTCCGCGAGCTGCGTAAGCCGCGCCTGCGCCACCGGGTCGAGCCGCGCCGCTTCCTCGGCCAGCCTCGCCTCCACGTCCTCAACCGTCACGTCGGAGACTCCAACCTCGCTCAGCATCTGCACCGCGACGAGGCGCGCCGTCTTGCGGTCGATGATGCCGTCCTGCCTTAGCAGCGCCATGGCCTGAACAACGGCGGCGAGGACTGGCGCGCCGGCCGCGGGGTCTTTCACGAGGAGCTTCGGCGCCGTCACTTCGATCGCCCAGTCCTCGACGCCCTTGAGCCGCGCCGGGTCGCACAGATAGACCGAATCGACCGCGTACACGCACGCCATTTTGATAACGCCGGCCATGCGCCTCTGCCTCGACTTCGCGCGCAGATAGGCCGGGTCCATGGCTGAGGTCGCCACGCTCCGGTTGCCCTCCGTCATGTCGCCGTAGACCGTGGGCGGGAGCGCCGTCGGGCTCGAGCCGAACACGCGCAGCATCCGCTCCATCGCGGCCGAGTCGGCGGCGTTCGACGGCGGCGCCTCGAGGTTGAAGTGCATCTTGTCGTTCGTGAATGGCACGGTGCCGTACTGCGGATTGATCGCGGCATACTTGAGGCGGAGCTTTTCTAGCTCCTCGCCCTCGACGCCATCGGCGATGACCTGTCCCATGAACCGCGCGAGGAGTTGCGCCCGCTCGCCCGTTGCTAGCAGGAAATCGTGGTGCATCGCCCACGCGTCCATGCCGGCGAGGAAGTCCGACCGCCCGCGGTCGCTGTTGGCGCGCGCATTCCACCGGAACGCGAGCACGCCGGTGATGGCGTCGCTGCCCTGCGTGCGCGGGTCGAGCGCCATGAGGCGGCCGAACATCGCGCCCTCGTTACGCACCGCGCCAACCGCCTTGATCGGCATGCCGGCGCCGCCCGCGGCCGGAGCGTACTTGATGGACTCGAGCACGCGATTCGAGCCCGGCATCATGACGAGTTCCGACACGTCGGCGGGGTCGAAGTAGTCGAGCACCACGGCGCCGCTAACGCCGTTGACGCGGGCCGGCAGGTACAGCTCGCCGACGCTCATCATGCACTCGCCGTACTTCTCGATCAGCTCGTCCCAGGCGTTGCGCGGGTCCGCCATGTGCTCATCGCACACCGCCTGGATTCGCGGGTCAGCCGTGCGCACCACGAACTGGTCCGACAGCGCCCACTCGAGTATGGCCGAGACGTAGCGATTCGCGAGCGGGTGCGCGTCAAGCATGTCGAACGCGCGCTGGACCGCCCCGCGTCGCGTCGCGTCGGGGAGGTCGCGCCTCCGGCCTGTGCCGCCCCCGCCACTCCCGCGCCGATACCAGGAGTTCCCGGCTTGGCTCGCGTCCGGGTCGCCGTCAGCAAACGCGGCGCGCACCGTGCGGGGGCCGCGCATGACGGGCTGGTCCGGGTCGTTGAGCTTCGTCCAGACGGCGCGGAGCGGGGCGACGTTCATAGCCTATCTTAACCCACTCCGATACGGGATCGGTATCACCGCGGCCACCACCGCCACGCCACAACGGCAACGATCACGGCGCCGAAGTATGCGAGGCAGGCGACGAAGGCGCCGACGTGGAGCGCGACGGTGCGCCACTTGACCGTGCTCTGCGCCCACGTGCGCGCCTCGCCGAAGCACACGAACGCGGCCCCTACCGAGGCGGCGAACGACGCGGCGCACATGGCGAGCCAGAAGCCGGTGACGGCGGCCGGGCCGATGCCGAGGCCGCTCCATGCCGTGGCGGCGTAGGCCGAGACGAGGACGGCGACGGCGAGGAGCAAGGCGGCGGCAGCCTTGGCTACGGGGCGCAGGGCGTCGGGCCACTTCACCGGCGTCTCCCCCCGAACACCCGCTCCCCGCGCCGGAGCCCGATGCCGAGCCTGTCCTGCGGCGCAGGCGGCGGGCCCAGAGTGCCGGCGGCGGGCGGGCCAAAGTTGGCTAGCATTTCAACACACCCGCTCACCGCGTCAACCTGGTCATCGTACGTCTTCCCCGTCCCCTCGAATGCTACCACTTCCGCGATGAAGTCGGGTATCCACCGGCCATCGACAAGGACCACCTTGCCTTGCTCGGCGCGGCTCGACCACGCCATCGCGCGCTGGAGCTTGTCGCCCTTCGGCTCGCGGCCTTGGATGGTGATACCGGCCAGTTCCCGCTTGCGGGTCAAGGCCTGGATGGCGGCGAGCCCGTGCAGCTTTGCCTCGATACCGTGGACCGTGAGCGGTTCGGCCAGCATCGTCCGCTCGATGAGCGCCTCCTGGTCGGGCCATTCTATCTTGCCGGCCCACACGTCGCGGATGTAGAGCGTGCCGTCCTTCGCGAGCGCCGCCGCCGCGGACGCGGTACGGCTCGCCGCGGTCTTGAGCGAGGCGGCCAGATCGTAGTAGCGGACCCAGCGCAAGTCCTCGGGCAAGTCGCCGGCCGCGATGGTGCGCTTGAACCACTCGGGCCGGAACACGTTGCCCTCGGCGGCGAGTTCCCAGATGCCGTCCTTGAGCGCCATCCGCACGAGGAGCGGCAGGAGCGACAGGC